TTTAGCGCCAATGCTGATCATTTCAGCGCAACGGCGTTCGAACTTTTCAGTGGCAATAGCTTCGTCGATGCCTTTTTGGATATCGTTGGCTTTCATCACTTCGCTCAATTCAGCAAACTCTTGGTCGAACTGATCAAGTGTCCAAGAACTAGTATCAATATGGCGAGGACGGAAACCGTGAGCGTATTTGTACATATCCCAAAATGTGCATTGGGCTTGTTCCAAATCGCTCAACTCATCCCATGATTTGAATTCTGTAGTCATTTAGTGCTCCTTGTTTCTTACTATACTTCTATTATAGCAAAACTGCCAATTCTGGTCAACCAGAATTAGGCAAAAAATGCAGTAGCTTCTGCCTCAAAAACACGAAAAGCTTCCATAGTTTTTTGAGTTTGCGCCAAGGGGTTTGTTTTAACAAACTTCAAAAAGTCCAAGAAAGGCATGCCCAAAAAGTCTGCGTCTTTTTGTAATACTGTGATTGCTGTAGTGAGTTTCATATCTAGCTCCTTGTTTCTTACTATACTTCTATTATAGCAAAATGGGTATTTCTGGTCAACCAAAATCTAGTGTTGCATTTAAACAACACCACGTACATCGGTGTTCAAGTTGGGTCGGAGTTCACGAATCAGAGCACGTTCTGCGGTGTGGGCTTCTGTTTTGCCACGCACAACTGCAACAATACGGAACTGAAAAGCGTCAGTACCACGCTCACGAATTGCTTCGTACAAAGCCCAAGACTTGTCTTCGCTACGTGAGCGATAGATGTGCTTGTTGATACGTGTTTTTACACTCTTCAAAACAGTACTTTCTGTCTTGGCTGTAACACCAATGTAGAAGTCTGTACCGCTCTCAATGCGGTAAATGATGTGAGTGCGATCTGCACGTTTTTTTCGGGTTGCTTTTTTAATTTCCATACTAGTATTATAACCGATCTTGCAATTCTGGTCAACCAGAATTTTGTTGTTTTTTAACAACAAGCTGGATTATTGATAATATTATCGGGGATTATTGATAATATTATAGTGGATTATAGTCAATTACAGTTAAACTCAGTAGAAACCATTACTACTGTTGCAGTGCCGCATAAATACTCTAGTAGAAACCACGAGTTTCTCATACTAAAGGAAAATGCAATGACAGCAACAATAGCAAAACTAATTGAGCGTCTAGCTGAAATGTTCCCACAACAGAACTATCAAAGCAAACTAGACGCTTATCTCGCAAGTAAAAACATACAACACCTGGGTGACGTAGAGCACTGGACCAAACAGTTTGATCGTCAAGGGAATTATCTATGAAAAATATCGCTAGCACACTATATCAAGGCTTGATTGCCTGGGCAGAAATGATTCATGAATACCGCCAAAGCCCCGCAAGCAGATATCATTACTGGAAGTAATCATGGACCTGGGACTAGTAGCAATTCAGATTATTGTGTTTGGTGCAATAATTCTTGTATATCTGGCAGAGGAGTTTAATAAATGACATTTATAGACACATTGTTAACTCTTTTACGCTGGAAAAATCAAGGATGGGAAGTTCACCCGATCAATCTAGATAGTGAATTTTCCGGTTGGATTTAACTCGCTATTGATTTTTTAACCAGGTAGCAAGGTCACCGTACAAGGTGGCCATCATGGCATCGCGGCTGGAAAACATGATCATGCGCTTGTTCTTGTAGTCAATAAAATAAGGATACTGCATTTTGCGATCCAGTTCCAGCAACATGGGTGGAGTGGTATACCGCTTGATGTCTTGAAGTTCAACTGGCCAGTTTTGTATGTCAACAGCTTGAAATGTTCTATAGCCAACAAAACTCAATCGCAACCCACCGCTCTTGCGAATATTTTGATACCATGTTTTAAATGCGTCAGACTCACTGATGCGTTGTGTCTCGGGCAAGAGACTTAAAACATGCTGTACAATTTCTCTTTTATTTTTTGGCATTGGGGAATATGATCTCCCCTTGTTTGAGTAGAACTACTGAAAACTTATCAGTTTGAAATTTGACATTGAGTTTTTTAGCAAGATTAATAGCATGTCCAGGATTGCTAAAACTAACCTTGCGATATTTTGGTCCAGGGTACTGAACCAATAAATTTGCTGCCTTGAGGTTAATTGGTGTTCCATCATAAAACACCGCATAAATGCCTTCGGCGGCTAGTACCTGTTCACTACGATATGTTTGCCGATCAGTTTTTTCTGACAGAATACGAGGTTTTGGCCTGCTCATCTTTATCTCCCACGATTATTTATGCAGGAAATAGCAATTAGAAACTTCCTCCAGTGATGGCAATATCAATGGTTTCCTGTGGTTTTTCAACGGGTTGATGTGCTTGTTCTAGTGCCAATAATAAACGAGTGATATCTGCATGCAAATCCCTAGCTTCATTCACAGTCATTGTGATGTCACGTTGTTGACGACTGTCCGCAGCCTTGATGCGATCTAGTAAACGTGCAATATGCATACTCATGCTGATCTAGCCTCTTCTTGTGTGTAAAATGGACCTTGATGGGTGTAGCGTTGTAGCAAAATTAATTTGGGACATAACATAACTTGCCAGTCACGATGTTGTTGCACACGATACCAACCAGCCGCAACCCATGAACGACTGTACTGCTCACGAGTCCATAGTGGCAATTGGTGTTGTACATTAAACACAGAATTGTACGGTGGATGAGTGGTGGGATAACCATGTACTTGGTTGGTTGGTTCGGGTTCAACCTTGGTAGACACAGTTTGAAATGTGATAGGCACACGCCCAGTCAACATATCCAGACTTTTGACTTTTACAGTTTCTCCATTGAGATTAATTGCATACCCACCTGGCTCGGCCTCAATGTTGCCAATTTTGCGATCATGTTCTCTCAAAATCCAATACTGATTTGGTACTATTGTTTTGGCTTCAATCATTTAAAACTCCTTGATATGTTTGATTCAGCCAGCGGCTGAATTGTTCTGCTTGTTCACTTGCACGGGTAAGTTCAAACCGACCGCAAAATTTCATAAATCGAATTCCCACTTGCCCAATGTCCTTGTGAGAAATTTGTTCATGTATAGCACCATCCACAAGGTCTTTGATCTCTTGCGGTTGTGCTGTTAAGTCAACCAGTGCACGATTGCGTTCATAGTCATCTAGTACTCTATGCTCTTCGCCATTGTGGTCGGTCCAACGCTGAAGCATGAGATTGTTCCAATTGTATCCGCGCTTGTCTCTGTCAGCATAGGCCTCCTCGAGACCAACTTTATTCTTTGTGCCTTTCGTACGTACTCCCGGATAAGCACTAAAGATGTTGTCGGAGGTGTCACCACGCATACACTTTTCAAAGAGTAACCATTCGGGGTCCGGTGTGACCTTTGGCTGTTTAGTTTTTTTATCAACAACATGTTTGCCCTTGGCGTCAAAGATGCCTTGTAGCGTATGGTGTTCATCTGTAATACCATTATATTGATCCACGTTAGGGGCGAGCAATTGCACGAAATCTGTGTCGCTTGAGATTATTGTGTGTTGGTCTTGCGGGTGTAATGAAATCCAACGAGCAATGACATCATCTGCCTCAGCACGTTCATGTCGGATCACACTGCAATTTGTTTGTTCTGCCAGATATTTAGTGAAGCTGTCATACGTCTCCCAGAACAGCTTGTCCTCTTCTGCTTCTTTTTCGGTGTGTGCGGCACGAGCCACAGCACGATTGGCTTTGTATGGTTTATAAACATCTTTGCGCCAGCTACGTCCTTCTAGTGCGAAGATTACGTGATCAGCATTGAATTGCTTGTACACCTTGTTGATACTGTTCAAGGTAATATGCAATGCATAGCCCACTTTTTCCCAAGGGTCTTCTGCACGAAATGCCACATGGCGAGCACGGAAAAACATGTTAGAAGTGTCAATTAATAGATAGCGCATGTTATACCAAGTTGTGATTGTTCATGTATTGTAACAGATAATTGCCCCAAAAGCAATGGGCATCTGTCCCAAAATGCCAACTATTTGGATTAACCGTTTTGAATCCTTTTTCTCTTAATATGCTATTGTACGTTTGATCAGGATCATATGGGCCAATGTAGCAGTTCCCCCAATCACGGCGATTTTGGATATCTCCAAAATGGTTGTTACCGTTGAACATCACATGCCTAATGCCTTGTGCTTTGAGTTCTTGATGAAACTGCCAAATTGTTTCGTGTGATTGGTTGGTACATTTTTCCCAGTCAATGTCTGCTATGTACTCTTTGTAGCGTTGTTTGAAATGCTCGGGCACTTGGTCTATGCCGCTGGCGTTTACTTGTACCCAGTCATCGTTGCCATCAAACCATTCTTCACGTTCCCATGTTGACCACTGTATCACCAAAAACAAATCTTTGACATCTTCCTGGTCTAGTAACCACCGACGAGTAGTGCGAATAATACGACGATTGCTTCCGCCTGCTTGTGCGTCGCATTGTAAAATAGCGTACAAGTGATTGGCTAGCTCACAACCAAAACTAGCACGTTCGTTTTCAGGATGCGGTCTGCGACCTAGCCCCCAAAAAAATTCATCATCTTCGGCCCAGGCATGCGGAACAACTGCTTCGGCAGCGGCGGCATGGCTATCACCGTTTACATAAAGAATCATTGTTGTGATACTGCTTTTAATGTCTCTGCATGGGCAACACGTTTGCGCAGACTACTGGAACTGAAACTGTGATCACGACTATTGAACACATGCTGGATGCCACGATCGTGTCCCTCCCACTTGCCAGTAAACTCTTTTTCTTCATACTCTACACCTAGAATACGCACATCAAGTGGTAGAATTAGTAGCAGGTCAACTAGATCTTGTTCGGTCTGGTACACTACAACTTCGTCTACATAGCGACAAGCACTTAGTTGTATCTGGCGTTCTACAACACTTTGAATGGGATGATTCTTAGTATCAGGTCGATCAATTGTTGGATCAGTTTGCAATCCGCAAATCAAATAATCACAGTGATTCTTTGCTTCACTCAACATGGCAATATGTCCAGCGTGTAGCATATCAAATGTTGAGAAGGTAATGCCAATTTTCTTACCATCTGCCTTGAGTTGTTTAATGTGATTGAAAATCATATTTTTTCAAAAAGCTTCTCTACTGGGTCTACTGGATTGGAAAATTTTGAATAGCTAGATTGAAAAATTCCAGGTTTTAATTGTTTACTAATTTCTTGGGATAGTATTGTTTGATTAACCAAACTCAAATGTCCTGACCTTAAATCTATGTACCGACTGTGCCAATACTCAAATTCTTTGTTGCCAAAATAAAATTTTGCTTCATTGTTAGAAAGATCAAACAAGTTAAAATCACATTCTAACGGATCCCGAAAACACGGAACAATCATAACATTTTTACATAGATCTTTTACATATTGTACTAGAGCTTTACCATTAAGTTTTTCAGAATCCCAATCTAGTAATCCACTGTGCCAGTAGTCGATATACAACAACCACTTTTTACGTATGTGCTCATTAGGATGAGTTTCAAACCCAGCACCGGGTGTAAAATGCAAAGGTCGGCCTTCGCACAAAACTGTTTGCCTTCCTGATTGTGTCAAACACCAAATTACTAAATCATATTCTTGATAGTGTTCTAATATTTTTTTTGCACTGAACATGATACTAGATGCTGATTCGCCATGAGATGTAACATCATGTTCAGTTGTTTGATTGAGAATGCCCCACCAAATAGAAGACTCGTCTTGCTTTTTCTCAGCATAACTATCGCCAAACACTCCAATTTTCATTAGCTAACCTCACGGCGACCGTTACCAAGATCTCTGCTCTTAGTAAAACGTGTGGGATTCATTGCTTCTTCTTGTTCCCATGTTTCCATAACCACATGTCGACAAACATTTTGAAACCAACGATCCACAATCTCTGCATCGGTGTCTTCTTTTTTCATCATGTAGCCTGCCTTGACCAGTCGTGCAACAAAGATCTCGTTCCAGTCTAGTTCAAAACTGCCTTGGTGTAAATTGTCAGGATCCACCTCCATGCTAAGAATAGCCACATAAGGTTCTTTTGCTTCGGTGGCAATTTCTTTGGCTGTCTTCTTGGGCGGCTTTGGCTCTTTAGCAACTGGCACCTCTTTGACTTTGGGTTTTTTTGCAAATACGTTTTTTAATTTATCAAACATCATGTACCCCAGGCATTGCGCCACAAGTCCACTTGCAACCTGGGACTATATCGATATCCACGCCGCATGGCCATGTTGGCAACGTCTTGTGTGTTGAGATTATAAACATCTGCAACTCCACCTACAGGCATCAAGTAAACAGGACCAGTAAATCCAGCTTCGCGATATTTAAACACAGCACGATCAACATCTTCTAAATCTTGCTCTGTTGAAATAACAAATTTCAAATATGTCATGCCAATGTCATCAAAGCTCTTGATGATGTCAGGACGAATAGCATTGTCCCACTTCTCACCGGACCCAGGTAATTTGGGACTAACAGAAAATGTCAGTCGATCACGGTGTCGACCATGATTTGTAAAGTCTTGTTGCAAGTATTCCCATACCTCAGGATACAATTCTTGACTGCCGTTAGTTTCAAATGTTAGATTACGCAATCCGTGTGCACGATTAATTTCAATCAGTTCGGGATACAGTTGTTGATATGCCAACAGTGGTTCCCCACCAGTGATAACAAGATGAACATCGTCGCTAATTGGATCCATACTCCACTTGTTATTGGGAATTAATTTTAAAATGCGGTCAGTGATCTCTTGCGGAGTTTCAACTTCTGAAAAGTGTTTAAATTCAGGGTAGATACTTGCATAGCTGTCACAACCAGTCTTGACCAATGGCAAGTCTTCAAACTTAGGATAAAGTTTAATATTCTTGATAACTTCAGCGACTTCGGGATTTGGCCCATCAATTGTCTCGTTGCGATCACGACCAAACTTTTTGCAACGAAAGTTACAGCCGTATGTGCGAAAGAACACCGATGGCACACCTGCCCAACGACCCTCACCTTGGAGGCTGTAGAAGATTTCTGTGTAATGTATTTTTTCCATAGTTTATTATATAGGCAGTTGTGACAAAAGTCAAATTATTCTGAACGTACAAATTTAGCCAAACGTGGTGGCTCCCAGTTTTCGGGTTTGAGCACCTTACCATCTTCACGTTTTTTAACACGGCCTGTGATAGAATCAATTTTATCAAAGTTACTGCGCATGACTTCTTTCCAGGCGCCTTCGGCATTAACACCCAAGCTGTGTAGTGCGCCAGCTGTGACAACAAGAATGTCAATCAATGCATCCAATTGCTCCACACGATCCTGCGAGTCAGATGCTTCTTTTAACTCTGCAACTTCTTCGTCAATCAAGTCACTATACAGTTTAAACTGTGCTGTGTTGATTTGGTCTGTGGTCTGTCCACACGCTCTCATAAATTTCTTTTGATCGCCAAAAATATCACTCATAATATCTCCTTATCGAGGTGGTAGTTTTATCATCTGTTTGTTAACATCGGCTGCTAACATTTTTGTCCACGGGTCTCGCTTTTTTGTTGCGGCCTCGTTCCAGGGTGTCATATCATAGCCTAGTTTACCTAAATACACAGCTATTTTATGTGCATCGCGCATTCTTATCTCTCTTTGTGTTGCATAATTAAAGTCACGTGGGTTTCTGGGATCACCCTCGAGTGTGTTTACATTGCGTTGAGTAAATGTCATGTCGTTGTTCTCGCCTGTTAAGTCAAACCTACGATGCTCAACTCGCACAGGAATTTGTACCATGATATCGAGTATCCATGCAATTTGACTAATATAAGCATCGTTAAGTGGGTGTTGACTTAGGTGTCCTAGTTGATCAAACCAAGCTCGAGGAACAATGGGGAATATACTATACGGATGTTTGTTATGGGTATCAAATGCCTGAATGCAGAATCTGTTTTCTTGACTACAAATTATTGTATCCCATCCTTGATCGAGCATGATGGCGTCATCGTTCCAAAATACCCACCAGTCGGCCTGTGCTGATTTGCCCAGTGCATTAAGATATTCGTTTAGTCGAGTATACCCCAATCGGGAGAACTCATAAACATAGTATTTGCAATTTTTCTCGACAAGTTTGGGTGCAATTATATCTACAAAGTATTGACTAGAAGATTTGTCATCATCGTCAAACGCCAGCAAAAATTCAATCTTGCCGGGGCTATCTGCATGTTCGATCAAGCTTACTATACTTTCGTCTAACATCTTGGTTCTTCCACGACTGGGTAGAAGTATACTGATACTAGGTTTATTAGTTGTTGTCATTTATTTTTAAAAATTATAAAAACTTTGTGTTACCAATGTCTGATAGTGTTTGCTATAATAAAGCAACAGGTTACAACGTGTAATGCTACCCAAAAAGTTTTTAAGAACAATGCTACTTTTGCTTCTCTTAGTGTAAGTATAGGAACATCTGGACGGTCATTATCTGTATTGCCCATTAGATGACCTGTTGCTCTAGCCA